GCTGCGTCGCTCGGAATCCAATGTCGTCGCCATTCACTGCGATGCCCGCCTTGCGCGGGGTGCAATTCTTCCAACCTCTGCTGGGAACCAGTGCAGCCATGCTGACTGACAAGTTCATAATACAGAGAATTGGGAATGACGTGACTGAACCCATCAGCTGCCCGTGCAGCTGGTCCCTCTTGGTTTTAGCTGAGACGTGTCCGACGAGAGATCTGCGAAAGAGATCCCGTTGGGTCGGCGTCAATGCCATTACATCAGAGAGCTGTTCTACGATATAGGCAGCGAGACGAGGATCGGCGTTATCCGTGGCGGCTTTGTAGTCACCACTGACGTAGCCTTCGTCAAGCTCGAGCGGACGAGTCCCAACAGTCAAGTTGAGGATGTCCGCTATATCGTGAGCAGGGGTTTCCCGCGTGAGACGAAAACACTCCAGAGATTGAAGTGCTGCGTGCACAACGCGTTGGATGAGCTGACCTCTCCAGCTAGAGGCCGCAGGGCTCTTGCTAATAACGCGTACCTTAAAGGGTTCTGGAAGTCCGACTGGTTCGACTTCCAGAAGCTGCTGAAGGTTCATAAAGTTCTGCAGTGAACTGGGGACCGCTGTGGCCACATGGACATCGTGGTCGACACTTGAAAAGGTGTGACTATGCTGGACATCGTATTGGCAGCGTTCCTCCATAACTTCATTGGCGATGAATCTCTGATACGCACCGAGGGTGCCGCCTTCCTTGATTGAAGAATCAATTCTGGCTGCCGTCGATGGTACAGGGATTGCTATCGTAGTTCGCCGAAGCTCCACTGCAAGTTTCGCCACGATCTGCCTTACGCATTTCATCACTAGGTCCGCATTAGGGCGTCCATCAAGGGGGGGAACAGTGTCACCCCCGAAGATAGCTTCTTCCCAGTCCGCGACCGCGCCCTTCACGAGACACTCAGGTATCTCGGGTTGGCGCTTTTTAAGTCCAGTGACGGCGTTTAACAGACGAAGTCGCTGAGATGATTCAACTTCCTCGTTCTCGAGGCCCCGAACTTTGAGGAGGTTCCGTGAGGTGCGGTTTTGAAACCACAACCACGCAGAGCCCCCAAGAAAGTGGGTCTCGTCGGGCGAGACGAATGGCGGTGTCTTGGGCACCTGGCCGAGATCGTCTAACTCACGCGCTTGTACAAGAGCGCACAGATATTTCATCCGTGCCTAATACCTATCGCCTATGAAATCGTGGAGTGACTTGTCCATGAATCGGAGGATCCACGCTTGCGGCTTGTCGTCCGGGACGACAAAACCTAGCGTTTCCAACCACATGACAAGGGACGTCGCCGCGTAAGCGACCTTCTCCAACATGAAATCTAGTACGACCTCACCTGTGCGGCGAGCTGCAGACGCAACGTCTTTGGTCTGCTCGCTCACCACTTCCCTAGGACCGCGCCCGCGCACGGTCCAACACACAAGGGATGCCACGCTGAGTCCGAGCAACAGTCCATCTTCTGTGTCCCAGGCTACCCAATCGTGCGACAGCCATGGCCTCGAGGCCCGGTCTATCACACTTGCTCTTACGCCCCTCATCAGGTGCGCTTCGAGCATTTGGGTGCATCGCCTTGGATCCAGTATCTGTCCAGTCGCTCGCATCTCATCGAGGCACTTGGTCATTACCATGACGAGGCGCTCCGCCAGGCTGACAAGCAACGGCTTGTA